TTTTTACCTTCGGAGCGTTGCCAAGCGGGAGTTTTCATCACTTCACCTTTTTTGGTTTCTTTGCAGTTTTAGCAGACTCAATAAACGCTTTGGCAGTTGGCGCACCTTTGCTACCAACTTTCCGCATCCGTTCACCAGAGCCTTCAGCGATTCTTTTCTTCTTTGCCAAAATATTTGCATAAAGTCCTTGTTTCATTTCTTCTTCGCCTTACCAGCCTCTGATAGGGCAATTGCTATGGCTTTTTTCTGAGACTTAACAACCTTGCCACCCTTGCCTGAGTGCAACTCACCCGCCTTGTACTCACGCATGACCTTGCTAATCTTGGCTTGTGCTTTGGTCTTTTTCATATTAGTAAAGAATCTTAGCCGTGATAGTGCCAGTTACATAAACTGTACAGTTCGCCCGTACATATTTAGGTGCATTGGCAATAGTAACCATTCCATCAGCAGTCAAAGCAGAACCAAGGGTTGCCCAATTACTACCATCTAGACTACCTTGCAAAACAACAGTTGCACTTGTAATTCCAGAGACTTGCATAAATACGGGCTGACCACCATCAATTTGTACGGCAGTAGAAGCACCAGTTGCTGTTACAGCATTTAATAGGGTTCTTGCCCCAGATAATGAACTCATTTGCCTCTCCCTGTTTTCTTCATCATGTTAGTTGCAGTGCGCTGACCACGCATAGGCATACCTTTTGGCTTGCCAACAGCAACCATAATGGTCACAGGAAGACCCTTTTTCTTGCCATATTCTTTTGCTTCTTTTTCGCCTTTTTCAGAGTAGGCAAACTTCTTTTTTCCAACCATCGGCATAGGATTTCCCCTTATTTAAGTAACTTACCAGCAACAAATGTAATTACGCCACCCGCCATAGAAGCGATGGTCATGCCCATCCAAAAGCCACCTTTAGACTTGTTTGCCAACTCAAGAAGTGCCTTGACATCATTAGCCAATTGGTGAACTTCCACTTGCAGAGCCTCAACTTGGGCTTCTATTCTGCCAAAATCTCTAGCATCAATCTCACTCATACTTGTTCCTTACGGGGTCTACCCATAGGCTTTTTCAAAGTTAGCGTCTGCCTTGTTCCATCAACCTTCTCAACCTCAACAACAGCAGAAGTATCAACCTCTGTGTATTGGGGATGTCTACGCATCTCAACAATGTCGTAGTCCTGTCTGAACTCAACAACATTACCTGATTGGTTACAACGAAACAAAGCCATATTTATCCTTAAAAGAAAGGGGAGCAAGCCCCCCCAATCCTTAAACCATACGAACTACAACAATTCGCATAGTGGTGGATGCCAAGTCAGCAGTTGTGCCAGACTCGTTTTGGATGCGGAATTTGACAGTATCTGCGGCTGAGACATAACCTGTCACAGTCAAACCTACCAAATCAACACCCAAAGATGCACCGATAACCATGTCACCCAAGGCAACGCCTGGGATCGTAATGTCATCAGTCTCGCCTGCGCCATCAACCAAAGAACCTGCGTTCAAAGTTGCTGTTACAGCCCATGTATCGCTGAAAATGCCACGGAATTGGTCATTTCCTCTGCGACTTGTTACTGCGGATGCGGTTGCCATGTATTTCTCCTAATTAGATTAAAAAAGTCCCCCCACCACTAGGGCGAGGGGCGCAACTGCAATTAGGCAGGAACTAAGAGAGCGAACATAGATGCAGACTTTGCCGCACCTGTGCTTGCCGCATCACGGAGAATCTGAACGCCATACAACGTATCAGATGTGAACAGCGTAGCAAGATACTCTTGCTTGTACTGAACTTGTGAACGCACACCAATTTGCTCAACCAGAACCAAAGAATCTTTGTGTCCCATCAAACAAACACGAGCGCCAGCAGAACCTGATGCTGTGTCGCAATTGCTTGAGACAAACACAGGGATGCCATACAAGTTACCGATCTCACCTGTGCGGATGGTATTGTTAGTACCGCCAACAAAGGCTTGTTCTGTGTAACGTGCCAAGCCCATCAGCGTGTTACGGCTTGAGGGTGGGATGATGAAGAAGCGACCATCCATAGGAGTATCGTTGTCATCCAAACGCTGAATGGTGCGGCGAATAGCGGCATCGGTCAAGGCTGACTCATTGTTGCTTGCGGCAACATAAGCAGATGTACCATCACCACCAATAAACGCACCAGTTGCGTAGGCGTTTGTACCAGCACCATTATTGGTTTCACGTCCAAGGTTAATTAAGTCTGTATCGACTTGTTTAGCCAAAGCGTAACCAGCGTCTGCTGTGTAGAAGTTACGCAAACTATTTAAAGCCTGTGCTTCTACGATGTCTTCAATCAAACGGCTATATTCATAGTGTTTGTCGATTGCTACCTGAACTTCTGATTCCGTTGCCGCAATCAAAGTTACTTGTGAACCAGCCGCCTTTGCAGACGCTGAACCACGGGTAGGGGCGGGAACGTGAACTACATCACCCTTCTTGCCCTTGAAAGACATCTTCATAACCAAGTTTGCTAAAACGAGGTTCTTCTTGTAAGCCGCAACAATTTCGTCACTCCAAATTTCAGGAATGAAGGTTGCCGCTGTCGTTACTGTCACATTATTTGTACCTAAAGGCATGATAAATCTCCAAAAAGCGATAAGTTAATTACTTGACCCGTCCCTCTGCGTAGGCTTGCATGATTTCATCACTCAAGGCTTCGTATCGGTTTGGATCGGTCATTTTTAGCCGAATAAGGTCAGCCCGTCTATAAACTCTTTTTCCTGATTCTCCACTACCACCTACATCAACAGATGCCGCCTTCAGGTTAGTCTTGCGAGTTGCTTCTCCAGCATCACTCGTTTGTTTCGCCTTCACGCCACGTAACTGTTTATAAGTAGTAAGTAATTCGTTTGCACTATCGTAATCAAACTCACCATCAGCCTTGGCAAACAGATTTATGCGAATAGGTGAAGATTTCACCCAATTTGCAAAGTCTGGGTCTGAGGCAACCTGACCAAAGTCGGGATGCTCTTGCGCTAACTTTTGCTGAATTTGCATCTTTTTGAAGTCATAAGCCGCTTGGCGACCTGCAACTACATCTGGATGGTTATCGACAGTTTGACGAATTGCTTCTTTTGGATTCTCAAAGAAGTCTACTTCTGGTTGTTCCTCTTTAATAGATTGCTTGTTAGAACTGAGGTTCTGCTTTATGAGTTCATCTGCTAGTTTACGAATCTCGCCTACTTCTTTACCTTGACGATCAATTAACTTGTTAGCCTCTTGGTGCATCTTGATAACATCTTCTAGACTTTTATCCCGATAGAAATTGGGAATGTCTGAAAGTTGCTCATTCTGAGGAAGTCTTTCTTGCTTCTGTTCTTCAACTACGTCTAACTCACTTGGCGACTCATCTTCATTTTCAATCAACATATTTTTCCTTTTCCTGCGTGTTTATCGTTCTCAGGACATTTAACTTGCACTTTTTACAAGTTATTACTTTGCTCCCACTTCAGTCTGTCTAGGTGTTTTCTTTCGAACTTCCCATGCTCTGATGGGAAAGAACCAGACCACCCTTCCAATTTGAAGTTAGGTGCGCTTATGAGGCGGTTGGCTGTTGCTCCGCACTCACATAAGAAATCCCGTGTCTCATAATCACAGAATCTCTCAGTTTTATGCCCGTTTTCACAGGCAAAATCAAATAGTCTTTTCATTCAATTCCTCAAATGCTCTCTCGCTGACCTCTTTCAAGGTTCTCAGCCATGTGAGTATTGACAATTCGCCCTTCTTGAAATGCAAGGACTTTTCGTCAGGGATTGTACTGATATTGTTCAACGATTCAATCATTGTGTCAATATCTTCCATTAAGTCTTTCCAACCCTCTTTTGACATCAAGTCAAAACGGGCTTCATAGTACTTTTGCAGTTCAGGGGTCATGCGCTTGCTGTGGTTAATGGAGTTAAATCTTCAGTTGTCCAAAAGTCTTTGGAAAGCATAATCTTTAGATGCTCTTTGTTACGAGCCAAGCAGTCTGTCCACTCTTCTGCTGTCATGCCTTCTGGCTTTCCAGCGTTGATAAGGTTAACTGAGTCCATTGCCGCCTTGTAATGTTGTGCAATTTGCTCTTTTGTGATTTCTTCCATTATTTGCTCTCCAAAGCCACAATGCGGGCGGTTAATGAATCATTTATAGCCTTGAGTTCTTGGATTGCCGCTGTTAGTGTTGCTACTAGGAATGATGTGTCAACGCCTTGATACTTAGGATTTCCATCAGCATCAAGCGCATCTTTTTCTCCAACTACACAATCAGGAACAATCGCTTGTAGTTCGTGGGCAATAAAACCTTGACCATCAGAACCATCGGATTTCCATTTGTAGGTTACTGGTTTAAGTTGAGCAACAGTAGCCAAAGCGCCTGTCATTGGCACTATGTTTTCTTTTAAACGGTAGTCAGACGATGTTGAATACGCAACAGTTGTTGTGCCATTTTGATTAATTGTTCCAGTATTAGTTCCCGCAGAATTATAAAATGCTAAATAATTAGAACCTGTACTACCAAAAGTTGTTTGAAGTGTAAGTCCATTTATAGTATTCCCAGCAAAACCAACATGAATCTTTCCTGCACTAGCAAAAGATGTAGCACCAACAAACAAACTACCACTAGAGTCGATACGCATACGCAAAGCATCTGCGGTGTTATCGTAAAAATCTAATGCTGTACTATTTTCACGTATACCTATGTAGTATTCTCTTGGGTAAGTTCCTCCTGTCCTACGAACTCTCCATCCAGTTACAGCGTTATCAGCAGTAATAGTGGTTGTTGGAATAAATGTAGAACTTCCAGATATTTCTAATTTTGTATTTGGCGAAGTAGTACCAATCCCCACATTACCAGAGGAGTCGATGACTTGCCTTGGATTCCCATCCCCATCAGACAGCACAATGTAGTTTGATGCTGTGCGAATGTCTAAACCACCTTGGTTGCCATCGTAATTACCAAAAATAGAATTTTTAGAGCCAGTAGTAACTAGACCTCCAGCGTCACCACCAAAGAAATTGTTATATGTTCCTGTGGTTACAGAAAAACCTGCTCCAGCATTAATGCCAACATTAGAACGACCGCCAACAAACACATTATTGTTGCCTGTTGTTACTGACTTTCCAGCAGAATGACCAATATATATATCACCATCAGTTGCGGTTGCTGTATATCCAGCATCTTTACCAATAAAAGTAGACCTTGCGCCAGTTTGGTCTG